GTTGATATATTAACACCTATTCCCTTCGCAAATTCTTGAGCATATTTATTTACATCCCCCTTGGCGACATCAACTTTGGCTGCACCACGTAAGAACTCGTCTAGTGCTCCCTGATAAAAATCAAGTTTTGCAGCCGATTCATTAAAGGATGCTCCCAATGCTCGTGCCCGTAATTCAATATATCGTAACTCTTCATTGAACTTTGTAAAATCTTTCTCGCTGGTATTGGTAGCTGCTTTTAAAGCTATAATCTGATCAGCCAATACCTTCAATTGGTCGGCTGTGTATTTGCCCGATTTAGCTTCGGTCAATAATTCCTCATTTAAAACCTCTAACGACTTAGCAGTAACATCGTATTCGTCCGCTAAACCTAATTTTTTATACAGCTCACCAATCCGTACTATTTCAGCCAATTGTGCCGAATATGTTAATGCTCCTGTTTTTCCTAATACAATATTGAGTTTCTTTATCTGACTGGCAAGCCACTCTACGTACTCTCCTGAAGTCCATTGATTTTGCATGAACAGAGCAAGAGTTTCATTTAAGACATCTAATTTTTCCTTATTGCCTTCATACTCCAAACCGAGTTCTTTATATGCTTTGGCTTTAAGATCAATCAGATTCAATTCCATATTTAAGCGACGGATTACCTCAGTAGGATCAAACGTTTGATCTGGAGGTGGTAGGGCAAATCCTTTAGTGGCATCAACCCAAGAGTCATATGCTTCTTGACCTGCTTTACCTGCCTCATCGGCGATCTTTTGCCACATATCAATATAATACCTCTCGACACTGATTATATCTTTATATACTCCCGTCTTGTCAAGTATCTTATCTGCTTTACGAACTTCTTTTTTAGTTCCCCCAACACTATGGATCTTATTAGCCCATAAATACAATTCCTTACTTACACCGGATTGCTCATACAGTAAGGCTAATTTGGCACGATGGTTGGCCAACTCAACAGATGCTAATGTGTTATATTTAGCCAACTGATCAGTAGACATACTTGCATAATCAGGTGATTTAAGATCTGTTAATTTCTTTAACTCCCCATTTATATCTACAAAGGTTTTATTAAAATCAGCATTAGCCTTGGCTGCTTCAACAACTTTATTCTTATATCCTACTGTCCAATCGTATAGTTTTTTAATTACATATACTGCTAGAAGTAATGGTCCTGTAAGGGTGCGTCCCAAAAATGCTAGTTTTTCAACAAAACCTGCCATGGACTTGTTACCAACATTAAATAATTTTGCTAATGCATTACTGAAATTAAGAACAGGTGTTAATTCAAAAAACTTTAAAACAGCCTTGCCAAAAATAAAAATTCCTGTTACGATCGGTTTGAGTATTTTTCCTATTCCTCGTAATCCCCATGCAAAGGTACTGAGAACTAGGGCAGCTGGTCCTGCTGCAGTTACAAATCCAGTAAAGGTTGTAATTACCCTTTGCATCCCTTTATCAAGCTCACTATACCATGTGGCAAGATCATGTATTCGGGCAGCCCACTTTTCCAACCACGGTACAATAAGATCCTTAATGGTATTACCAAATATGATCATAGCATCGTTTAACGACGCCTGTGCTCGCTTGAGACGTTGATGGGTGGTATTATATATTGCTTCGTACGCACGTGCAAGAGATCCAGCAGAATTGGTTACCTGATCCATTACAAACTTATTGTACTCAAGGTTTTTACCCGTCAACATCAATTCCGCCAACATACCTCGAATATTGGGAATGACCTTGCCCATCATCTCATCTCCCCACTTGGCACTCATATCCCGTATGGAAATCAATGCCGACAACAGTCCCTTTTCCTTTATCTGCTTACGAAGCTCTGCCGTGGACGATCCCATCTGTCGTAAGGCTTCCTCACTCTGGGTAGCGGGGTGCATCAATTTCATAAGGATATTACGCAAGTAAGTAGTGGCATTGGCAGCACTAGCCCCCGAAAGGGTCATGGCTGCCGTTGCTCCTGCTACCTGATCAAACGATATTCCTAACTGAGCAGCAAAAGGTATCACCGATCCCAGTGATTTAGCCATAGCGTTGGCTTCCCCCTTACCTTCACGCACGGCAGCAGTAAGTATATCCAAAGTCTTACCAGCCGTTATATTATTCTGCCCATAAGCATTCATTACCGAAGTGGTAAGATCTGCTACAGTTTTAGTGTCACCTAATCCTGCAGCAGCACCTTTAGCCGATTGTTTTACAATATCTAATGCCTTACTGGTTTTGAATCCTGCCGAAGCAACAAAATATAATGCCTCAGCTAGAGCTTGTGGATTCTCTCCAATATCCATTGCCATTTCCCGAATGGACTTACTCCAATCTTTAACAGTACTTTTTCCTACCCCTGCCAATCCCACAATCTTGGCCATACTATATTCAAAATCAGCTGACGCCTTTAGCATCGTCTTACCAGCCATCACTATGGGAACGGTAACCACCGTGGTGGCCAACCAACCAAAGCTACGTAACGATTGGGCAGTGGTCTTTAAAGAACGCTCCACCTTATCAAAACTTGATACCGATGTCTTACTCATAGCACTCATTGCACCACCAGCCTTCGATGCATCCACCACAAGTTTCTTCAAGGTGGTATCTATGCTGAGTAAAGTTGCCTCCATAGTTTGAAGTGACTTATTGGCAGCCATAGTCTCCTGTACCACGATCTTGTGAAACGTCGACATACGTTTGGTTGCTGCATCCAACGCTGTTGCATCAAGTCCAAGTACCGCTGTCATTTGACCTATTACGGGCATAGCTATTGTTTTTTAACTGGTGGTTTTCGGGGCTGAATACCCATCTTCTTATTCTGTGACTGTACTATATCCTTGAATACCTTTTTCATTTCTTCTACTGTTGCAGTAGCATCCCAATTAGGTATGAAATCCTCCATTGATACGTGTTGTGCTCCTTTCTTGTCATGAACATCGATTGTCAAATTAGTCATTGTCATTGCTAAGAACGCCATTCTAAAGTCGTCTCGCCAAGTGCCTATGGGATCCAGACGATTATATGCCTCCCACTCACTCAGCTGAGATGAAGTAAGCTCATCCAGCAATAAGTCCGGATGAGCGTATCCTAATTCCCTACAGAGTCGGAAGAGGAACTGCCGTCCGGGACGGCTTCGGAGTTTTTTGTCAACTCCTCCTTATCAGCCTCTGAAATTTTATTTATGTCCTGTGCTTCCTTAACTATCTTATCCAATGTTACAGCACTCATGTTTTTACTCAGAGTGGGAATATCACTAGGTTGTAAAAGGATATCTCCCTCGGCAGTACATACAGTAGCTGCTACGAGTTTAGCACGAAAGTCCTCGAGATTCTGCTCATAACTCTCGACCTGTCCCTTGTTATTCTTAACCTGCTTGATAAGCGACTGCTCAAAATGATCACGTTCCCGTCCTGACATCTGACGGACATATACACAATTACCATTTCCTAAATCCACTTCGCGGATCTGTACTTTTTCTTTTTCTAATAATGCTTTACGATCTAAAGTTACCATGATTAACTCCTCCTAATTATTTGTTATTTAAAAATAAATCCTTGATTAGGATTGAAAAATTAATTATACATCTTTTATGATGCCGAACCAGTGCCTGAATTCATAACCACCATACCACTGATCTTGATTGTTACATCAGCAGTAATTTTGTCATCTGTAGGAATAGAAAGAGGCACCTCTGTGACCAATCCTTCAAATTCCAAGCTAGTGACATCTACATCAGGAAGAATAATTTCATAAGCTCTGGCTATCGAACTTTCAAAATCTTCCAGCATTCGGTCATAACTTTCCCGAGTGAAGTTCATTGAAAGTGATACTGTACCTGCATCACGAAAGCCCGTGATAAATTCACGATAGCCTCCGGTTGAATCCAATGACGTAACGTCAATGAAATCCCTAGTCATAGTTGGTCCGGTGATGGAATTTATTTCGGCTAGATAATCCCAGGAAGACCCGTTCCATCTGCCAAATTTAGTTCCTACACCAGCAACTGCTCTACTTGCCATAATTTACCTCCTTTTTAATTTTAATTAAACTATTACGTTAATAACTTACCTTCGTTGTAAATTAAAATTTACAACAAATTTAGCTAGTTCGTTATCGTCCCATGTCAACAGAGCTG